ACCATAACGCTCAAATTCTTTCTCATAAGTATCAGGAAGATACTGATTCAAGAAGTTGAAGTTAGTGATGTAATTTGTTTGTAGTGCTACCTGCTCTGCTGCTGGTTGCAACGCAAACGTAGGATTACTTAATAATGCCATTTTAAAATAATTTTATTGTTTATAATTTTTTTATACTGCGGATTTTTAAACTTTTTCCGTGGTCAGGATTAACCGCTTTAACCTGAAACCCATCATTCCCCCTAGTCGCTTCAGTAGCTCTACGCTCAGACATATTTATGTTCTTAGTCTTACGCATCAAGTCATCTGTTGCGTCAGCTATACCTTGCTCATAAAAATGCTTGGCAAACCTCTCAGGGTTCATCGCAACAGCCAATGACTTATGATACCCTACCGCATCTTTAATTAGCCCACTTTCATCTAAGAATTTGCTAATAAAATTTGCAGGTGTTGATTGAACTCTCTTCAATTCAGCAGCATCACCAGGATTGAAAACCACCTTCTTGTTATTGATATTGAACTCAAAACCTTTGAACTCTCCACCAAAAACCTCGTTTGTCTTTTGGTCAAACCATTGACGCTTACGGTTGTTCTCCTCCTCTATGGTTTTCGCCTTGCTTATATACTGCTTGAATGCTTCATACTCTTCTTTATCCTCAGCAGGAATACCAACCGCACTTGACTCAAGGGGTATCTTGTACTTTTCCTTTTGAGTATTAAAGAATTTCTTTGCCTCAGCAATAGTTTTCTTTCTCTCAATCTTTACCTTTTTAACTCGTGATTCATCATCAAGGTCTTCATCAAACCTGTAATCATCCATCAAAGCCTCAATGTCTTCTGAGTCGAGTCCCTCTTGTGTAGAGGAAAGGTATTCTCTTAGGAGTATATCACCGTCCATTGATTCGTAATCTTTATTCAGTTTGATAAAGTCATCGAACCCACGGCCTGTCTCCTTTTTAAATTTCATATAAGCCGCTACATCCTCAGGCATTTGTTCTGCCTGTTGACGTTCAGCCATCAACTCATCAAAAGAGTTGATTTGCTTATTATATCTTTTTCCAATATATGAAAGAACGTCTTCTTCTTTTAGTTCAGGTAACTGAGAACCTGTATCTGCGAGTGGCTCTTCTGCTTGTGCTACCGCATTTGCATCAGCATCTGTTTGCGCCTGTGCTGCCTCATGCTTCGCAAGCAACTCAGCTTCTTTCTCTGCTACACCTTTGGTGTCTCCTGTATCAATTACCCTTACTTCTTTAAATTGCATTAGATTAAATTTTATTGGTTACAAACTTACAACAAATTTTTCAATCTTTTATCGAGGCGAAAACTCAGCTAAGTCAAAGCCGTCTAAGCTGTCCTCATTAGACTCAAAGTTCATTGGAGGTAGATTGTTCTTTCTTTGATTAATCAATTTAGATTGCTGAGTGTTCTGAATACCAATGCGCTTTGCCTTGGCATCTTCTTTCTCTTTTTCACGCTGACTAAGGCTTGATGTTTCCATAGAACCCAATCGCATATTGTAATCAAATTCCTGAGCCATGAGTTGAGATTTCATTGCAGCCTCCTGCTTCATCTTCTCAATATCAAAAGCAACCTCAGCTTGCTTGATTTGCATCTTAGCCTGAGACTCAGCCTGTATCTTTTGCATTGCAACCTGTGCAGCCATCTCTTGAGACTTGAGCTGTTGCTGAGCAATCATTGCCTGCTTTTGCATAGCCATCTTCTCTTCTCGTTGTTCCTTCTTGCTTCTCTTCAACTTGAGAAGCTGATTAGCGAGCTTGAGGTTTTTTATTTCACGTATATCAATCGCATCCTCAAGATTGATGTCACCCTTGGACAAGGCCATCTGAATGTTCTGCTCAAGCTGAGCCTTCTGTTCCTCATCAGGTGATACCTCAATGAAGATTCCGAAGTCATAAATGTATAGGTCTGATATGTCGCTAAGTATAGAAACATTAAACCTTCCAATCTGATTTATAAACTCATCTTTAAAGTCAGCATACTCTAATATGTCAGAGATGCGATACGTGATAGCCTCTGCTAAAGAACGATAAACATTCAAGCCTCCCTCAAGAATATGTCGGGTAGCAGTATTAGAGTTTAACGCTGCCAACTTTTGAAGACCAACCAATGAGTGCGGGTCAGGAGTTGAGCCGTCTCTTGCTTCGTTCAATCCTGTAACTGTTCTAATCATATCCATATAGTGGTTATAATTAGCAATCAGCATCTGAGTCTTAGCAGCACCTGAGTTAGAGGTCAGCTGTGTAATTGGAACACGAGCATTGTTGAAGTCACCATCTTGAGTGAAGCTACGTCCAATAACACTACCTGTTTGGAAATATAAACGAAGTGCGTCCTCAGGATTGTAAGCATTACCCGTACCAAGGTCAACCTCATTAAGTCCATCCGCATCAATGAACACACCATCAGGTACTACACGCGCAATAACCTGCTGTAACTTTAAATGGGTGATTTGAATAAGGTCAGCAAATGGAATCATTCTGCGAACCAACGACTCAATAACTCCCTTGTACATACGGGGAGCACAAGCTACGTAATTAGGAAGGGCGTGTTGAGAAGCTGACTTAGGTCGAACCATGTTCTGAGATAACTCCCATTTTAATAGGATATTAGTTCCCATGACCATGATGCCTTCATACCATACGTCAATTATTTTTTCAATCTTCTCGAAGTTGCCTTCCTCCATCATTTCAGTTGGAGGATTAAACGTGTCGTCCTTCTCAATTACACGTGCGCCACCATTATCAAGAATCTTTTTCTTGTATACAATCTTCTTGGTAGTCTTATAGTTGAAGTACATTAGGGTACAGGTATCCCTAAAGAATACGCTGTTCTCATAAAACCTTGCTACGTTGTAGTAGTCATACCAACCTTGACTATACTGAGATATCTCTTTAAGGTCTTCAGCGGTTAGCGATTGGTCAATCTTGTACAGCTCAGTAAGCGGTACAGTTTTAATCTCACCCCAATAAAAACAATCCTTGAAGTATGGGTCTTCAGTATAGCTGTATACAATGTTTGCCGGGTCTACGTATGAAATCTTAACGCCTGTTCCCTGCAAGAACTCGTGCTTAGCCACAGATATTCCCAATACAGTGCTGTCGTAATCAAGTCTCTTGCGCGTGTCTTGATAATGATTCTCATCAAAGATTGTATTGATGGCTTCTTCTTCTGCTATCTCAATAGCGGGTTTATAGTTGAGCTGCATAAACAATGACAACTCATCATCACTCTCAGGAAGTTCATCAGGCTCAACCATAAATGGATTAGCGCCTGTCAACTGTTGAATCTTTTCAAGAACAGGCTTACCTGCCATCTGAGTCTCAATCATCTCTTGATACTTACTCCGCTTGGCTTGAGACATAGCGTCTTGTGCATACGCCTTTACCTTAAACATTCGGTCTGACATACCGTTAACCACGATGTCTACGAACTTAGGTATAATCGGAACGGGTGTCCAATCCAAATTCAAATAGGATAGGTCACCATCAATAGCCAATTCATTTTTATACTTAGCTGTCCCCTGCTCTCCACGAGCATAAAGGCGTAGACGATGAAACTCTCTCCACTGATTATAGTATCTACAAGATGTTCCGTCTTTTCTAAACCACTCATATTGAATAGCCTGTCCTACTTGAAGTCCAAATCCGTCAGACGCTTTCTCAGCATCCGTAGCAAACTGACTTGGGAAACTTGTAGATAGTATATTGATTTCTATATCTTTCATTGAATCAGTTGACTTAGGTTTCCGTCATTCTTGAATCTTGCGAAGTTAATACTTATTTTGGATTCTTTTTTCTCAGGCATATAAAGATGTTTTTGGTTAGCCATAATGGCTAATCCCGAACTGATAGACGCATCGAACTTAGTCCTGTCGTTAATATCAAACTTAGCCCAATCCTCAAGGGTTCTTGTGAATAGCATAGACCCCATTTCTTCAGGGTCTCTATAAGAACCCGACAAGTCCATACCAATGCATTTCTCAATGTACGACTCTATTGCAGAAGCGTGAGCCTGCTTTACATCCTCAGATGAGTTGGGTATTCCTCCAAGCTCTCGCTCAGTCTTAGACAGCTTAGCATACTGCTTATCGGGCCTGTTCATACAGAACCCACGATAGCCTCTGTTCTTAAAGTGATACAATAATCTTGGCTTGTTATTCTCTGCCAAGATAGGCATACCATAAAACACACAAGCCATCAGCACCTCTTCAAAAAATATCTCAGCCGTTTGTGGTCGAGCAATGTATTCCAAAAAGAACTCGTTCACAGGAGCCTCGTCCATATGGAACTTGGTCATTCCGTGAAGCGAACCATTCGACCCCCTTCCATCCACAACAGCGGATATGTCATACGAGTCACAACCAAATGAACCCAAGTGTTCGTTGCCGGGGAACTTGATTCCATTACGCACGTGAACATTGTTTTGCATCTGCTTTGGAGGAACCCACGTAATTGCAAAACGCCCACGCTTGTCGGGCATGAATATCACCTGCGTATCCTTGATGCCGTCCTTCCACATAAAACTGCCACGAGTTACGTGTTGGTCCATTATGAGAGAGTCATTGTAGTCAATCTGCTGATATATCTTAGTTAGGTTAAACAGGGCTTGCTTACTCTCATCACGGAAGGCGTGGGATTCTGTCCTTGGGAACTGACGATAAAATTCATTAAGCGCATCCGAGTCGTGCTTCAATGAATCAACCTCAGCCTCCCAATAATCTATAGCACCATTACTAATCCAATTGCCGTCTACTCCTCTTACCTTTTCTTCAGGCTTTCTAAATACAGGCATCCCGTGTATATCAATGAAGCCTTCCATGTTCCATTCCATTGGAATAAACAATGAGTACATACCGCTCTTGGTCTGACCATTAGCATTTCGTACTCCTATGCGGGAATCCTCATACAGTTTTTTAAAGTTGTCACCACCCTTGCTCAAAGCATTTGAGGTAGAACCCATCATACACTTTCCGATTATCTTGCTACCCAAGCGCAAACAGGTCTTGGTAACACGCCAATTGTTTAGGATGTTGTTTGGCTTTACCCACTTACCTGATTCATCGTGAGCCAAGAACGCTAATTTCTCACCGTCATATGAGTTCTCTTCTGTATTCTTCCAATCTATAGTAGTATCCAAACCCTCTATCTCCTCCCCCGAAGACTCATACATATTCTTCTTTGTAATCTTGGAGGCAGGTACGCGGAACGCCAACTCAGTCTTTGGCTTATCCATACCATCCATAATGGGTTTGAAAAAGAAAGGCAACCTGCTATTGATAGGCACAACCTTGTCAGTAAACATCTTCTTTGCATCCGCACCTGTCTTAGACAGTATGCCTACACGAGAATCACGCGCAAGCGTACCAATGTTTACACATTCAGACGAAGCCATAAAGGAAAATCCTGAACGTCTAATCTTGAGGTATATCATACCAAATGCCCTTGGGTCTGCCTTGCACGCTTCCCAAAACAAAAAGAAGATTCGATTGGCCTCTCTAAAGTCAGGATATCCAACGTCAATGCTTGACCACTGAAGGTACATATAGTGAGCGCCTGTAATGTAACAGGGCTTCCCGTTA